AAAATCATAAAAGCATATCAATAAATAAATTATAAGGGCAGTCCATCGCCAGTACATTGTGCTTCTATATAATTTGCAGTTAGCATCAGAAAACGAACATTGTTCTCGTAATGATATATCTTGTTTCATAATAAAAACCATATCCCTATCATTGCAGCCCTGCAATCTGAATTATCACGCCACCTATGAACCAGATGGCGTATACTAGTAATATCGTTTCCATTAGTTACTCTGTTGTATAATAGAGCCACCTTTTTTATTTTTCTTCTTTCCTAGTTGCTTGATGCTTTTTTCCAGCACATCAATTTTTCCCTTAACACTCTCTATTTCAATGGAGAGATTAAAAGTTTGGTTCAAGTTCCACGCCCCGAGCCCAATGAGGGCTGAAGCAATAATTCCAATTATCATTCTCTCCATAAAAACTCCTGTTTCACGGTTATCTGCATTGAATCCTTTCTCTGATCCTTGCTGTCATTTGCCTTGTCCACCTCATCCTGTCCATAGGTTGTGGTTACACTTGTTTTATGGGGCTTCATAGACATACCTTCATATATACATCCATACAGATTGAGTGCGCTAATGATAGCTAAGCTAAACATTAGCCTCCACATTATTTCCTATCCATAAATTACATTAACTTTAGTAGCGTGATTAAAGTAAACATAAAGATCGGTATCAAATTTTAATCCCATTTCAGGAAAATCAATTTGAAGCATGTCCTCTGCTCCTGCTTTAATAGCAGGAGTAACTTGAGTAAATTTAACAGTGCCACTTGCACCATCATCTACCAAATCAATCTTACCTTCAGTAGCACCACATTGAACAGTTAATCCTAAAACTCGCGCAGGTGCGCTAAGAGTATTAGTTCCTGCCGATACTTTAGTTGTAACTTGACCACTTGCAGTTAATTGTTTTGTTTTAACACCAAACATATTATCTCCTATAAAAGGTAGGGCTTTTACACCCTACCTTGGTTAAATTAGCTTAAGTTATTATTTTGCATATATAGAACAGTTGCTGTTGCCGCTCCTGTGGAGCCGTCTTCAGTTGCTGCTACGAAATCTGCAAATATTTCTAAGTCTGTACTTCCAACATCAGTTGCTTCAGTGTCTAAAGTACCGTGTGTAGTTGCTAATGCTTTAACATTTACTAAACTAATGAATGCATTATCGTCTGCACTTGTACCAATAGATACGGTTGCTGTGCTACTGTCATTATTCACAGTTGTAACGTTTAAAATTACATCTACAATTTGTGAATTTGCTGGAACAATTGCTACACGTTGATTTAACGAGTCTGCTCCAATGATGTCTAAAACAACAGATTGTGCCATTACAACTTGACCAATATTAGTAACATCAGTTCCTATTGTTGTTCCAGTTGTATTATAAATAGTACCCGCTTTAATCGGGCCTGAAAAAGTTGTTGTGCCCATTGTAAACCTCCTTGGTTATATAGACCTTCGCTATGCAGTCTCTATACTGTCTCCTAGTGCGTCTGCATAACTAAAATTAAAATACTAGGTGAGTAATTTATAAAACAAAAAAGGCGGTCTTGCAACCGCCTTTTTGCTTGGGAGGATCCAGTTAAATTATGAACCTTGTGATCCAAACACACATCTAGGATCTGACCATCCAAAGCTGTATCTCTCACGTGCTTTGTATCTCATATTTCCTGTGTCAAAGTCGCCTTCCATGCCTGTGGAAAGCGCCGCTCTAGTGAAGTGTTTTAATCCATTAGGGCAATCGGTTTTAATGAACCATGCATCAATGTCGGTTAAATAGTGGTTTACTGTATAACCGTCTGGGAGAATTCCCATGTTTTTGATTGCATTAATATCGTTATCCGCAGTTCCGACTCTAAGAGTGGAATTAAGAAGACGATCAGCCACAAATTGCGTGTTGACAGGAATAAATAATTTTCTTGCCTTCATCGCGACTTTTAAGCCTCGTTCATCAATAAACCCAGCAATGGAAATCATTGCTGACTCTAATGAGGTTTCGTTAAGGTCTGCATTAGTTGAACTTATATTTGACCAGGTGCCTCCCAATGCTGTTGGATGAGTAGCGTGTACAAGTGAAACACCATCTCCTCCAGCAGTTGAGAATGCATTGTTCAAAATATTCGCACCCTTAACTTGTTTAGTGTAAGCCATTGACCTAGCCAATGACTTTGTATATCGAGCTGATAAAGTGTCGTATAAGTTATCTTCAACGGCTTCCTCAGTTAAACTAAATGCTAAAGCAATAGTTTCGTGAGTGTATCTTGCAGTGAAAGATTCTTGTGCAGTATCGAAACCGACACCCGCACCTTCCGCTTTCACGGCAGCTTGGCCGAATCCAACTAACATTACTTCTTCTTCAAAAGCTCTGTCGCTTGATTCTTGTTCAAAGATCTCTGCTGCTTCGTTTTCGTAACGAGCATATTCCATGCCGAACAGTGCGTTCAGACCAGGTTCGAGTTCTTTGGCAAGTTGAGCTCTATTAATAGCCATATGTCAAATCTCCTTATTCCTAGCCTACACTGAGTACGGTAGGTATAGCTTGTACGTTTAACCTAACAATCGCTAATCGACCGGCAGCGGTTTTATCCGAATTGCCAGGAGAATCCTCGAAACCGAGTATTCTCAAGTTAAGTGTAGCAGTAGTATTAGAGGAACTAACGTCGAGTTCTCCATAAGAAACACCAGTAGTGGTGCTCCCTGTAGTCGAAGTCACGAAGTCAGCATTACTAAAAACAAGACCATCAGCGGCAGCAGCATCGCAGTTAATTAAATACAATGCGTAGGGGTCGTCAACAATGGACGCTTTACAAGCTGTGCTTGATTTCAAGCTAGCAGTTCCTGGATAGTAGTTAGACCATACAGGTTTGCCAGTGAGATCAGTATATTCACATCCTACAAAGACACCAAGGTTGGCAACAGTACCACCAGCGGCGGACCCAGCATAACTAATCATTCCCGTTGCTAACGGAATAACTGGTTGACCATAGTAAATAGCGTTAGCTACTCCCGTGATCGACGCAGTTTGAATAGAATACGAGCCTACACCCTGGTTGTTATAGTTGCCCCCGACTTGTCGGTATGGGCGTAGCCCAAATTTAGCATCTATATTTGCCATGATATGTCTCCTTTTACTTAGACATTACGAAGAAGACACACAACCTTACTCATTAAGGTTTTTTGCCTCCTCCAAACGTTACTCTACTTTGCCTTTCCTTGTGGATCGGCATCGAAGGATGCTCATCTTTGTGTAAATCTCTATCAATGGATGCTTGTTGATCTGAGGTTTGGCGCTGGAAGTAAGCGTCTCTGTCTTCCTTTACCTCGATCGGGCATCGCATTAATATTAATCCTCCAAAACCTATAACACCGTCGTGCTTTCCGCCACTCATGACAGCTAAGTCAGGGCGGTCTGGATACTCATCGGCGCGAACCGCTTCGTATCCTGATCGTATTCGTTGCAAGACGTTTTGTTCATCTTGCTGACCACGAAATTCACATCGTACCCACCTATGGTGAAAACCTTTTGGTGGATCGGGAGCCTCTAGGCTAGAGGGAGGGACCCAACCTCTTTCACGAGCAACCTTCTCGCGGGTTTCAGTTTTGCGTGACGTTTTATTTATCTTAGTACTCATGTTACGCCTCCTTCACGTGTTTGGCATATTCCTCTAAGGGCACACCGAGTTTTTTCGCAATAGCTATCTGCGAGGGTGTGAGTCTCACAGTACGGCGTCCAGTTTTTGTCGATCGATTTGCAGAGGCAACCGTCTGGACTACTCGGCTGCTCTTGTCTTTATCCTCAAATTTATGAGGAAACTCTTCTCTCATACGTTTGTTCAATTCACTATAGTACTCATCGCTCTTCCCGTCAAACCCTTCTTGAGAAATAAGTTTTTTATGAATGGACAACGCTGTGTAAGTCATGGCTTCATTATCACCAAACCAAGAGTTTTTCCCCGCCCACGCTTCCGCTTTAGAGTCGGGCTTGACCTTGTTCAATGGTAATGGCCGTTCTACTTTAGTGTCCTTACCTTCCTTACGAGCTTGTTCAAATTCCTTGCGTTGCTTGATCGTGGCGTTGGCACGTTCCTCTTCAATGGAAAGCCTCGCAATCGCTTTTTGCGCCTCCACTTGCGCCTTTACATCATTATTGGTAATCGCTTTTTCTAAAACTTGTTGAGCCTTGTCTAATTCGGAAGAAACACGCTTTTGATATTCATCAATATAACCTGCATCAACCTTGGTAACTTTTCCTTTTAATTCATCCCGTTCCTTCTTTATGGACTCAGCAAATCTTAAAGCTTCCTCTTTTTGCCGTTCAGCCTCTCTAATTTTAAAGGTCATTTTATCAATGCGCTTCTTAACGGCTTGAGAATATTCTTCTTCTTCAGAAGAATCTTTTTCCTTATCCTTATCTTTTTCCTCCCCCGCGACAGGTTTCGCTGTCTTTTCCTCTACAACAACTTTTCCTTCTTCCTCTTTTTCTTTAATTTCTATATCCATGGACTCGCCTGACGTATCAAGCGGAACCATCTTATCGGCATCTGACTTTACTGTGTTTACTGTGTTTACTGTTTCTTGTGGCATGGTACCTCCATGTTAAATAAATGTTTTAGGCAAGATATCACGCGGGTGATCAATCGTTGCTAGTATTTCATCATCATTGATGATTCGTAATTCACCGCCTTCAATGGAAATACGCGAACCCGCGTACTTGGCGATGATAACCCAATCCCCCTCTTTGCACCAAGGCTTATCGGGAAACCGTTCCTTGTCCTTATAAGCGTCGGGACCTACCTTTAAGACTTTACAAATGTTTGTTGTAACCTGAGCCTCTTCAATTGTTTTATCGGTAAGATGAAGTCCGCTCTTCGTTTTTGATTTAAGGGTTAAAGGTAAAATTACAATACGGAAGCCCGTCGGCTGGGGAATTTTCTCTGATTCTTTCTTTTTTTTCTGTTCACGTTTCGTGTCAAGAATGTGTGGCGGTAAGATCAGACTGTTCATCGTCATAAAGCTCCTGTTTTTTCAGCAGGTCCGTGAGTTCCTGTTGTATTTCATTGTAACCATGTAATTTCCCTAAAAGATATTTATAATCCTCTAAAGTCTTTACATCGCTTGTTATAGCCTCATTAACGTTATCTTGTCTAGTTTTTAATGTCCCCCTAATATAATCAATAATTTTTATTATATCCATAAGCTACGCGTGTGACCGTACAATCTCCGCTAACTTTTCGCAACGGTTCTTTGTTTGTTTGTGCCAGCGTGAATCTTTCATCTGCAAATGCGCTTCGTGGTAGTCCTTTTCTTCAAGGGATTTTATAAATTTTCGGAAATTTTTTACCCCAGTGGGGCCCAATTGAAAAACCATTTCCACGGTTACGCCCCAAATTTCACGTGGAAGATCTTTTATGTGACCAACAACTTGCATGGCACCTTGATGCGCTTTTTCGAGATCTTGCTTAAAGAGATCCATTAATTGTTTCTTGGGATATTCAACACCCTCCTTGAAAGGAAAGTCATCCTTTGTAATGAGATGTCCCGCCCCTATTGTACGAAGACCTAATGTGTCTTTATAAACGGTATTGCGCCACCCCTCACTCTCAAGAATTCTATCTTCTAGGTTCAAGTGATTTAAGTCTCCTTATTCGTTACTTTAACAACCGCTTGCTTGCTTCCTCCCACATAGAGTCCGAACCACGCGGCGCCTGCGCCTACCACCACCGACACAAATGCAGACTGTGCATTAGTAGGTTCTGGCAGTTGCATGAACCATTCCGTTGTACGCCAAAAGGCAATCCCATAAAGAGTAATTAATAAACGGGGGAATACTCTCCACTTATCAAATTGTCCTGGCTTAATCATTTTTTATTTTTCATATGTGCAAGACCTGCTTTACCAAATCTATACCCAAAAGAACTACCAATGCATATATACAAACAGGTAGCAAACCACGATGGTGTATTTTCTTCAAGAAAA